TAGAAAATGGACAGTTCTGTTTATATCCAAACAACAGAATGAGAGTATACGATAATTCACTGACACCAGACAAACCACTGCAGCCAGACTTCAAAGTTAGCACAGAGATATATCAAGTTGAGAACGGACAGAAGTTTAGACTCGGAGATACAGATGAATACTTTTGGAAGGCAAAAGATGAATGATAGAGTTTCTTCTGATCTTTATGCTCAACGAAAGAGTGGTAGATCAGACACAAAGATTTGAAAATATTAATACTTGTTTGTATTTTGCTAGACGTTTGAACAATCAACCCGATGTACCACTGTTAGATGGTAAAATGGCTAAAATCACTGCATATTGTAAGCCAGTCCGAAAAAACTAGGCTCTCAGATCGCCACACAGAGCCGAAACAAGGTGTCCGTGTGTGATTGTACCTTATAAATACCTTTGTTTTTGAGTGTTTTTGTATTGTCCACTATCCAACTTCTCCCCAATTTGATCCCATTTCAGCGTCAACTTCGAAGGGTATTCTAAGTTCAGGTATGCAATTAGACATAATCTCTTTGATTTGTTTTACTTGCTTGTCATTTTCTATATTAAAACACAATTCATCATGCACAGTTAGCATTGGAGTTAGACCAGCATCATAACAATCGACCATGGCTTTCTTAGTTTGATCGGCACTAGATCCTTGAATTAGTCTATTCAAGGCTTTGTATGTAAATGCTCTTCTGATACTGCCCTTGCTGCCATACTCATTTATGGCTTCTTTCATTGGCATAGCTTTATTGTACTTATAAGATTTAGGCTCGTACATATTGAATCTACATTTACGGCCCAACCAAGTTCTAATGATACCACTCTCAGAGGCTTTCCTTGTTGTCTTCTCAGAAATAGATTTAAGAAATGGAACTTTATCATTATATTTTTCTAAAAGAGCAGTCGCTTCTTCAACAGACAGATCTAGAATATTCGCCAACTTACCTTTACCCATGCCGTACATCAGTCCAAGGTTTACAGTCTTTGCTTGTTTTCTTGGTATACCAGCTATGTCTGCTACGATCTGATGGAAGTCAGCTTCGCCTTTGTGATACAAAGCCACAACGTCATCTATCTGTGGATGTCTGTCAAAGCCAGTCAGTGTGGCACAATAATGCACCAACCATCTTGGCTCTTGTGAAGCATAGTCAAAAGATCCCCACTTAGATCCCTCTTCTGGAATAAACAAACCTCTGATAAGATTCTTTATATACGGATCTCGTGCAGGTATTTGTTGCAAGTTAGGATTACTTGAGCTAAATCTACCAGTAACAGTGCCTCCGCCATCAGAACGTAAAGGATGAAAATCACAATGTATTCTACCATTATGAGAATGTTCAAGAATTGTATCGATAAAAGTCGTGTTGGCTTTATTAACTTCCCTTATCTTTATAATCTTCTTCGCAATGGGATGAGAGTGATTAGCAAGAAATTGTTTTGTAAACGCGGGGGCCCTGGACTTTTCTGTGCGAGAGTACGCAAGTCCCATAGCATCAAAGACCTTTGCTACAGATGTAGCGACCCAAGGTTCAATCGTAACTCCAGTTTCTTTGACTATCTCCTCTACAAGTGATTTTTCTAACGCAGCTAGTTCTTTCTTAACTTGCTCGGCTTTTTTCAAATCTACTCTGACACCCTCTGTTTTCATATCGAGGAGCAAAGGTGTGAGTCTAGTTTCTAATTCGAATATACCACTGCACTCTTCTTTGGTTATCTCTTTTCGTAACTCATTCCATAATCTCAAAGTTATCGCAGCGTCATGTTCTGCATAAGCACCAACATACCGAGGTGGTAGTTTCCACATGCCAGACTTTGGATCCACACCAAACTCTTCAGCGGCACTCTTGAGCATCTTCTCGTCTTTGTATGTGCCAAGATAATCTCCAGCTAACGAGTTAAGATTGTAGTATCTTCTGTTCTCATTTAACAATGGCGCTGCAACCATGGTGTCTCTGATTTTGCCTTTGACCTCTACACCCTCGGCTCTAAGCCAACCAAGATCGTACAGTGCATTGTGGAACACGAATGTTTTAGTTTTGTCTTTGCACAAGTCTGTTAGCCACTGAAACACTGGTCGCCTTGGCATATTGCCGACAGTGTGTGCCACTGGAAAATACCAAGAACTCTCTCCAGCTGCCACGGCTATGCCTATAATGTGTCCGTCTTTTCTACACCACCCAGGCCCAAGTTTTAAAAGATTTTCATCTCTTGTTTCCAAGTCAATAGATATTGTATCGTATTGAGATAGGTCTGGTATAGTCTCTGGTGGAGTCCAATCAGAGTCTATGTTACCCCATGCTACATCTTTTATGTCTTGTTCCAATAAATGGTATTGGTCACTTGTCATCTTTTTCTTCTGCTCCTAATGCACCATACCCACAGATATCAATCCATGAATCAGTATGGTTTGGTGTGTTTACTAATCTTGAGATCTTCAATGCCAGTAAACAAAGATATACCATCTTCACTGAAACATTGATACCTAATATACTTGACCACATGGTAGCAACTCTCTCATGGTTTTCATAAGCATCTCCATAATCCTTTGCTCTTTCTCCAGTAATCTTGTCATGTGCATTTGCTAAAGTTTTATCTCTTTTCACAGGTAACTCCTTCTTTTTGTTTTTTCTTAAATTAAAAAATTGTTTACTAAACAAGTCCTTATGTAAGGCTTTCAATTCATTTGCTTGTTTTTCACATTTAGTTTTTAAACTAAAAGCAAATCTAGTCTTACTAAATTTACTCCGTAGATCTACAGGTATGTGTTGACTAAAATAAAACACATCTCTTTTCTTATATAACGTCATAGCTCAAATCCAAACTGTCCAGATTTTTCTATTATGTGTAACTCTTTTTTTGCTCTAGTTACACCCACATACCAAACTCTTCTCTCGGCATCTTGATCTTCATTCTCTACACATGCTTTTGTGGAGTCTAATAACAATGCTACATTGTCAGCTTCTCCACCTTTCGCTCTGTGGATTGTAGATACACGGATCCTAGGATCTGCTGAAAGTATTTTCTCTCCTCTTCTTCTAACAGATACTATATATGCAGCGACTTGTTCTGATATTTTTAAGACGTTTTGCCATGTTACAAAATTGTTAACATCAAAATCACACAATCGTTTAAGATCTGTTAAGTTATATTCTTCATCCTCTGACAAGGTAAACATTAATTTTCTACCTGATTTTGTTATATATTTAGGATCAATTAACTTCGAAAAAGGTCTCAGTAAATCAGCAGGCACTGATGCTCCTCTTTGTAATTTTAACCACACCTCTATTGCCACTAAGACATTTACCGATACAGACCAGCCCTCTCCTTCTCTCCAGAACACATAGCCTTCTTCTCTCAATTTATTACAGACTTTGTTAGCGATATAGTTAGTTCTTGTAAGAATCAACCACTCGCCCTCTGTCATATCAACATCAAGAATGTCATTATGCCATGTAACAAGTCCCTTTTCTTTTGTTGGATTCCACGATTTGTTTTCTCGTTTCGTGATTTGATCTGTCAATCCTTCAGCAAAGGCAAACGGATGTTCTGGAACACGATATGATTTACTTAATACATATTTAGTTTCACTAGCATTAAGAAAATTATTTACATCAACACCCATCCAAGAATATATCGCCTGGTCATCATCTCCAGCGTAGTAAACTTTGTTTGAATTTGGAACAAGAACATCCTTAACCATCTTCCACTGTAGTGGAGCTAAGTCTTGTGCTTCATCTATAATAAGTAAATCAAAGTCGGGAGACGTTCCTTGTGAAATAAACTTCTCTATCATATCAATAAAATCAAGTTTACCCTTTACATTCTTGTAACCTTTAAAAGCCTTATCTAATACTAATAGTTGTTGTTTGTTTAAACTTTGATCCCAACCCCTATGAAACTCTTCTATAAGATCAACTTGTTTAACTCTTGCATACTGTATCAACGACATATACTTATCGCCACCTGCACCTATATTAAACAACGGACCTTCTTCTATGTTTACTGTTTGTGTGGTTCTAAAATCTAAACCAACAAGTTTACCTAGTTCCGTATAATCACGACCCGACATAACTTCTGATGT